CGTACTGCTCCATCGACTTGCCGACGTTGGCCATCACACCTGGCTTGTCACCCGACCTCTCGGATGGCGCCTGGAGAGTTGCGCCCGCCGCCCGTACCCCGCCATAAAACGCACCTTTGGCTTGGTTGGCTAGGAACGCTCCGGCACCTTGGGGTTTTGCCTTGGGAACGAGATCGTCAAACGCGCCAGATGGTTGCGCGCCCCCAGGAAGTAGATCGTCAAAAGCGCCCATGTCTATCCTTAAATTGGTGGCAATCCTGCGGCAACTAGTCGTTTATTGACCTCGTCTTTCGGCGCACCTGCCTTGACTGCGGCAAGCGCACCTTCCCGCGTGGGCGCGGCCTTCGGCATAGCGGGGCCAGTTTCCCCTGTCGTCTTATCAAGGCGCACCAATTGATTCGTCTCGGGGTCAAACTTCAGATCATACCCAAGCGAATTTCGCGTGCGGGATTTCGCGGCCTGTAATTCCTTGGTTCGTGCCGCCGTTATCCCCGGTGTCATCAGCTCCGCGTCAATACTATCCATACGTTTCTGCATTGCGACTTTCTGCTCGTACTCGCCCTGTTGCGCGCCGTACAGCTTGGTTCGCGCACCAGCTTCATCCACTTGCGCCTGGTGCAACGGTGAGCCCATCTCCAACTTTGCCCGATCCATGCCGAACTGGCCCTGCTGCGCGCCGGTGGCGAGCGCGTTCTGGCCTTGCATTTCGATACCTCGCAGGTTAGCTCCGTACCCTGCTCGCTGGGTATCGTGCCCTTCCTGTTCGTTGAGGCCGCGCAAGGCTAACTTGTACGTGCCGAGGTTGTTGTACTCGCCGTTATTCACGTCGTTCTTGAATGCGTTGAGCACCCCCAGTCGGGTACTGAGCGGATCAGGCGTCTGAGACTGCTGACCTTGGCGGGCATTGCTCGCGTAGGTGTTCTCGTTGCGCGCCTGCATCGCTTGATTATATGCGTCGGTATCCGCAGGGGCGGCGACAGATTGCGACGGCGAACCGACGGCTTGCGGCGTGTTGGTCGATGGTGACGTGACCGACGGTGAAGTCAGAGGCCCGGTCGTCCCGCGAAGTACTCTGGAGGGGTCGTAGGCGTCGCCCGTCGGTTGCTTCTGCGTCGGCGCGACGATCGGTTTGGCAGGCGAGGGGGCAGAGGTGACCGGTTTAGCGACAGGGGCGTCCGGCTCGAACCCTGTGCCTATCCCCTGGCCTGCCGTTTGCACGCCTTGCGCTCCGGGCCCGGCGCTATCCCGCATGTCCGAACCATAGCTTGCTGTTTGTGCGCCCAGTTTATCGAGCATTCCGGGGGCGCTCGCTGCTAATGCGGCAACCGGACTATAATTCGTCGGGTCACTCACGATTTTTTTGACCTTCGCGCCGAACCGTTTAGCCGGTGCGAGTGAATCATACCCTGGCATACCCATACTGTTCTCCTTACGCGCTTGTCGCGTTAATTACCATTCCGCTCGCAATGTTCAATGCAGACGCGCCAAGATTACCATATGACCCAGCTAACGTTGTGCCGACGTGTTCCGCTGCCGCTACATTCGAGATCAACTGGTTACCTCTCGCAATGGCAACCTGTGCCCGAAGATTAACGGCCTGTTCGGCCAACGTTACGTTATCACGATTGACCGCCACTTGCATTTCATTGTTGTGGGTATTCACAGTTTGCTCGGTGACGTACAGCCGCGTCTTGGCGTCAAACACCGCGACCTGTTCGCGCAAATACGCTTGAGCGTTTTCCAAATCAGCGCGATACCGTTCCAGTTCCAGTCGATTCTTGTCCAGATCGAGCCTGCGGGACTCAATCTGTGCTTCCAGTTTGATCTGCTCGGTTTGCGCCAAATTCTTGCTCGCATCGACCTGGATGCCGAATGTTCGGGCTTGCGCTTCGTACAACCCGATCTTCAGCGTCTCCCCTCGAATCTCTGACTCGTACATGCCGAACTCGGCAGTTTTCGCCCCGACCTCGGCGACATAGGTGTCCACCCCAAGTTTCGCGGCCTGCAATTCCAGCATTTGAATATCAGCGAGAATTTTTGCACCTTCCAGTTGCGCCCGGTACAAATCCTCCAGCACCTTCACACCTTCCAGTTGTGCGGTGTATAGAGTTACCAGATTACGCTGAACTTCCGCCTCTACGCGCAACCCCTCCAACTGTGCCTTCCACGCTTCCAGGTTGGCCAACGCGGCGCGCAATTGCGTTTCAAACACCTGAGCTTCCACCTTCAGTCGTTCCAGATAGTAATTCGCCTTGGCTACGCGAGCGTTATAAAGCGCGATGTCCAATTCCACCATCGCCCGCGCCACATTCAGCGCTCGTTCCATCATTGAGCCGAAGTAGCCCATCAATATTTGTTCGAGTTCCCGCGCCTGTTCGATAGTGAATTTACGGTTCTCCACATACATGTCACCGCGTTTGATCATGATGTCACGGGACAGGTCGCTGATCTTTTCCAGAGACGCCGAACGGGCAGCTTCAATTTGCGCGAACAGTGCGCCGGGAGGGAGCATGAAGTTCCTGGCGGCAGCTTGACGGGACACGTCCGATACCGCAGCAGCAGCAGATTGCAATTCTCGACCGCGAGCACGATCCCATAGCGCCAGTTCGTCCGCCGTCTCAATTCCATATCCGCCCGCCATGTCCTGCATGAGCTTGGCCTTGAGCGAATCAAGCAAGGCGCTATTGTATTGCTGCTCAACGAACTGAAACACCTGCGTCGGTAAGGTGATGTCAGCCACTGGTAGTGTGCTGGTGAATTGCGGGATGCTGACCCCCGGCATCGCGGGTATGGACAGTGTTTGTAACGCCGGAAGGTCTGGAAACTGGAGTGCCGGGGCAGTCGGTAGAACTGGCATGTTGAACGACGGGATACCTGACGGCGCGTTGGGTAGCGTCGTGCTCGGCGCTGTCGGAAAATTGATGCTCGGCGCAACAATACTGAACGTCGGCGCGTTGGCGAACACGGGGGCCGTCACGGGGGCGATAGTGGCTAATGTCACACCCGGAGCCTGTGCTTTGTCGATGACCAAAGACAGTCCGCTATTGGGTTCCCCGGCCAGCGGTGTGACGATTGTCGGGGGAGTATAGTCAAGCAACTCAGTTGCGTGTATAGATGAATTGCTCAGATTCACGTAGGCGGTCTGCGCCGCTTTCTGCATGTCTGACTGCGATGTCGTTGCGAACGCGATGCCTTTATCTATGAGCTGGTCGGGGGTGATTGACATTCTAAATTCTCCTGCTGGTCGGGACGGCGGTGATGTTCATTGAGTCGATGCCGAAGTCCCCGCCATCGTTGCTTATTCCGAACTTCCAGTATTTCCCGCGCAACCCCTTACCGATGATCGCTCGGCGTTGCTTGATTACCGCAATTCCATGCGGATCAATCTGATAATCGAACGGGCCGTCCTCGTCAGTCGCTACGACGAGAGTCAATTCGTTTTCTGATCTCATTCCGACATACATACTCGCAACCCGCTTCTGGTACTCCGGCCCAAAGACAGCGCCGCCGGTAGCCGTAGTGCATGTGAAAGTCATTTCGCCGGTAAACAGGTTGGCGAGTATCGGCGCGGCATCGTCCAACCCCCCGGTTTCGATCTGGTACAGACCGCCCGGACCGGCGGCCAGGTACATCCCGTTGAACTCAGCAAACGAATTATACGGGTATTGCTCGTAAGTGACCGTCGAATTGGTCAGGGTGTTCACAATAAGCGTCGCCAACTGCGCCGTCGGCATTTGCGCGCGGAACGCACCGACGACGCGGGGAAGCGTCATCGCCAAACCGGCTGAAATCTGAGAATACGCCGCTGCATCGAACAGCATCGACGGCAGAGTGATCTGCAACGGAGCGTTTGACCCTACCGCCCCGACCAACGCACCGACCAACGGCGACACTTGAATCTGTAGGTTGCATAGTAACGTAGCGGAAGCTGTACCCGCATACGTGAGCCTCGGCAGGGTAAGGCCGACTGCACCAGACACACCGAGCGTCGCACTGAACGAACCAGCGACGCTCGGTAGCGTGGCCGCCATCGTCGCGGGCTGTACGGCTTGACCAGAGAATACACCAACCGCCGCCGGTAGTTCCATCGACAGACTAGAAACGCCGCCAGCGAATTCCCCCGCCAACGATGGGACCACCATGCTCACGGGGCCGGCCCGACCGTTCACCGCAGTAATCCCGCCCTGAAGCGCCGGCAGTGTCATCACCACTATCGTCGGCGGTTCCATAGCGAACGCACAAGACAAGGCAGGCAGCGTCATCGCCAGATCATACACGCCGCTTGCGAAACTAGACGACGCCGCAGGCAGCGTCATCGCTGCATCTGCGAGCCTGCCGGGCGCCGCAGTAAGAGCCATACCCAACATCGGAACCGTCATGTTGAATGACGTAGGGTCCGCCATCCACAGGGGGGGCATGCCAACGTCTATCGACGCTATGGCGTTAACGTCCCCCGCAAGGGAGACCGTGAGTTGTGGCAGGGTCACTACGACAGCAGTCTCCGGTATCCCGGTCACCGCCACATTAACCGCGAGCTGGGGCATATCCACCGAAAAATCGGCGATGGCGTTAACGTCCCCGGTGAGGGAGACTACGAGCTGAGGTAAGTCCACCTTACGCCGCAGGCATTGTGACAGACCCCGACGCCAGGCTGATGGTGCCCCCCGACGTTATGGTGAGGGTCGTGAGATTAACTTCAGCGGCGGAAGTCCCTACCGTGCAGTACATGGACGTGGTACTACTATCCCAGATGCGGGCGTACCCAGCCGTACCCGACGCAACCGCGACATCCGATAGAATCGGGGTGCTCGATATGTTCTGAATCCCACTTCCCGCGCTGCCTGCCGTCCACGTCAACGTGGACGACCATGAAACAAGCAACACCCCGGTGGGTGCCGTTGCACCAGTCGCGGGGATCGTCCCCGAATATACATCCATGTACAACATCGTCGCCGGTACGGCGGCCATCGCGTCTCGTAATGTTCCACTCAATTTAGGCACGATTGTTCTCCTTACTGTTGGGGCATGGTGATTGTGCCAGTCGGAATGATGAATGGTGCAGAAATACTCACCGTCAACGCGCCAATCACCATGTCGGCCCCGCTCGTCGCAATCGTTCCGTCGATGCGAGGAAACACGGTGCTTGCCGCAGTTCCCGGTTCGCTGGCAAGGCGGAAACGGAACCATCCGGCTGTACCGTTAGCCACACCGACGCCAGACCACGTGTCTGCCGTTTTTGAGATAACCCCCGCCGCAGCGGTTGCCCAACGCAAACCGTTAACGGCAGTAACGCCGCTGGCCATGTCCGTATAGGTCGCGGTAATCGTGGTCAACGTCGAGCTGACCACCCATGTGTTTGGAAGCGCCCCCAAACCATTGACGGCAGTGATAGTTATGACCGCACCGGTCGCGCTTGCCACGAACAGTTGGTTCTGCGGGTTGGTGTTGATTTGTAGAGCAACAGCGGTAGCGGTCGTTGCCAAGTCAGTAATAAAATCGACTGCTGTGCCGAGGATGTTGATACTGTTGACAGTCACGGTGTTGACGGAACCTGCACCGCCGCCGGTCAGCGTCATAGAGCCGTGCGCCGCCGTCTCAGCCGTAACCGCGCCAGAGTTCTTAGTCACGGTGGCCAGCAGGGTGCCGTTCGGCACTGCATCAGGCAAGGTTGGCTGGACGCCGCTGTAAATATCGCAAACACAGTCGTTCATGACATCTTTGATGCTACCCGTACCGAGCATCTGATTGGTAAGGCCAGTAGATAGGCGCATGGTGTATCTCCTTAGTTATAAAGCGTGGTGATGATTTGCGGCGTACCGCCGCGAATTTTGAAAAGACTTGCGCCTTCCCTTGCTACGGGGGGGATGTAGCGCGCCCCGGTTTTGTCTTGTATGGTGCCACCGTCGAAGCCCATCGCAAGGCCACGTGTCGTCATCCATGCGATTGCGCTCCCATTGACACCTTCTTGCCCGACCAGATCGTTTCTGAGCACGACTTCTGTTCCGAGCACCGCCCCATAAGTGGCGATTTTACTTACCTGCCAAGTCGTCGGGTCGTTACCTGCCAACCAATAGTTCGCAGTCGCCGTACCTACGAACACGCCGTCATTGACCGGCGCGATGGTGCGCACGTCGGAGTCGAATCCGACGCTGCCGAAGCGACGATCCACCAGCCCGTATTTATGTGGCTCGGTGTAGTGCAGGAAATTACCGGAACCGATCAGCGCGCGACCTGAGAAGTACTTGACGACCTGGCCGGCGGGCGGCGGCCCCATGAACTGTGTGCTGATCTGAGCGCCCTGCACCGGCATGTCGGCCAGCACCGCAGAAGTTGTATCGTTATCGAGGAGCATGGTTTCCAGCGCCACCGCGCCGTTGCACGTCGTCACATAGATGCGCTTGGTCGTCACTTGCGGATCGGTCGAAACGGGCAGACTGCCAAACAGAATTCCCTCGTTCGTTCCCACGTCGATTTCGGTGTAACCCACCGCACCGCTCTCTTCGCCAGTAGCCCGAACGTAGGTCATCGCCGCGAGGTATCGGCCAGGACGTAGTCCGCCAGCGACATTGGACATGGAGAGAGCGGGCGGTGGAACGATGCCCCAAGGGGTGTTTGTGGCGGACACAAGAGAGCCGGTCTGAGCGCCGTCGCTCCAGAATGTCGTGCCGTAGACAGTGGCGTAGGCGACCCGCGAACTGACGGGCGCGATAGCAACGGTGGACATGTCAGGGAGAAGCTCGTTAAGTATTCCGTTGACGACGACATAGGCCGACCCGCCGCCACAGAAAAGGCTGTGCGCTGCACCGGCGGCAACTTGACTGGAACCGAGCCGACGCATAATCTTTCCGGTTTCGTCCAGATCGACGTTGACCGCTGCGGATAGATCGTCAGGGGCGAATCGCTCCAACGAGATGTCGTTGCGCACGCCTTTGAACGCTGTGAGTTCGACAGTATCTATCATGGGTTGAGCGCCTTCTGGATCGCGTCGTAGTACATGTTGTCTGGCGACTGTCCGCGAGGGCTGATGTTTTCCAGGTCTGGCCAGTAGATATTCGAGTACCGCACCAGGCAGTTGCCGTGGGGTGAACCGACACCTGTAGGAAGATCGATCGTCGCGGGGTTATCCGTCCAATCTATGAAACTGAACGTACCAGTTGCATAGTTGTAGACGAACCGGGCCGAACCGTAAATCTCGATCTGTGTTGCACCGTGCGCGTCGTCACTCGGGTCAATGTAGTGGAACACGCCCAATGACGCGCCATCTAGTATCGGAGCGTAGGGTGTCAATGTCACAACCATTTTGTCCATCAGGGCCGAATCGTTCCATGTGGAGTCGCCTGACCCGACCGCATACTTTGGCTTGTTCGCAGCGCGATACTCAGCGACGAAAGGGAGTATTGCGCCCGTCGTCGCATTCGAGAATGAGGGGACTGACGGCGTCAGGTTCGACGTGGTCGGCGCATAGTTTGGCGCGCCCCACGTCGAATCAGCGTTGTACCCGTTTTGAATCACACCGTTCCAGATTGAGCCGAGAGGTTTCCCGCTCCCATCCTCCAAAAAACTCTGAGGGACATTGCTGCGCGGAAGATATGGGGCCACGCCACTCGGGCCATCGTACCAATCGACGTACTCGTCCCGCGAATACGTTACAACCACGGCGCCTTGATCGTTCTTATACCCCGTGTAGGTCTGCGTCTTCGTTCCACCGCCAGTCCACGCGGCCCCAGAATACGACAACTCGACGGTCTGCTCGGTGACGATCACACGGGAGTCACCTGTTGTAGTGTCACTTGCCACTGCGCTGCTATAGGTTTCGGTCATCGCCGCGTTTCGGCTGGTATCGGAGCTTACCGGGGCGTTCGCTTTAAGCGCGTAGTCCCACCCAGCAGGCAGAACACCAGACATGAGTTGCGCGAGTGTTGCGTCGGAGTTCTTCTTGAACCAGGCTTTGCGGCGGGCGACACCGACTTTATAGGCGGCGTCCCAGTCAGCGTTCCAGTTGACCCAAATACCTGTTCCCGCAGATGGCACCATTGGCGTTAAAGGATAGACGCAATCCTCTGGTACCACAAACGTCAAGCGTCCCTCAGGGGTAATTCCGTCAGCTCCAGAACTGAACATCTCCACATACCCGTCACCGTTCCACATCGTCACCTCCGCTTGCGGGTAACCCGTGCCTGGATCTTGCGCCATGCGCCCCAACACTTGACCGTTTGACGCAACTGCGACGGTGGAATTACCGGTTCCAGCCGCTTGATCGGCGGCGAGGATTTCCGCATAGGATGGTGAAACAGGTGTAGCTAGCGGGGGTCCAGCGTAGCTGTCGCCGTTGAGAGTTACCCATAAAGGATCAAAAGTATCGCTCGCGTAGCGAGCTTCAAAATAATTGGCGTAAATGACGTACCACGCATCATACGCATCGTTATACCCCCGCACCGTCTCCCCGCCCCCTCCACCTACTGCGCTTGGGTTGTACTCGGTCCGGCTTCCCTCTACCGTGCCGACCACATCGCCTGAAGAATTGTGCAGTGTGGCAGTCAGGCTTTGCCCACGAATTCCAGGTCCGGTGTTCCGCCCCGATGGTGAGAATAGGTCTGGCCCGTACCACGCGCTATGGTACGCGGTTTCCGCAACCGGATACCCCCCAACCACCCCAATACTCACCCCCCGATACGGAACAGGATTCGGCATCGCCGCGAATACCGGCACACTGGGCCGCTTCACAATTACGTTGACGCTCTGCCCATGTTTCTTGAAGATGAACAACGCCGTCAGCAACTTCATCGCCTTGCGGAATACGGCGGGTATGCGCTCCATGCGCTTTGCGTTGGCCGTGCCGAACACCAGGTCGTCGTCAACCAGCGGGATGCCGTCGATGCTGGTTACGCTAGTCATCAGGCGTATGAAGCCGTGTGATGGGGGGTACTCGCGTACTGCCGGCGCCGTTCGTCCGCATCGGGACGCTGACCGAAGTAATCCTCGAATTGAGCCAGCGCGCGCGCTGATTTTGCCGGGTCGAACGTCTCGGCATCGGGCTTCTCATAGGCGCGGTGCAGCACCCATTTGACGAGGTGCCGATGATGGACGCCGTTGATCTCAGGCGTAGCCACAACGGCATCGACGCCACCGCTCACCGCAGTCACGGTGGTTGTTAGTGTGCCGGTGGTGGTCGCGGCAACCGCCGCGCCGTTGTGCATGGAGCCCGTCCACACCAGATCGGTCAGCGTGACGACCGCTCCGA